TAAGTTGTAGGGTATATCCGCTATTACCAACTGCGCCTTTTTTATTCCATATCTTTTATAATTTTGAAAGTTATCACGATATAATTCACATTTCATTTTTTTCATCACAGGAGTAAACAGCTGTTTTCTTGGTCGACCAAACCTCGTTTCTCCTTTTTTTAGATTTTAAAATTATTTTTTTGAGCTTTATCATTTAGTAACTATTTGTAATCTCAAAAGGTTGTATCATTTCTGGTAAAAAGTTAATTTCGTAATGATAAGGATTTACACTTGCCCCACTTATATCTTCGACAACGTACATAGTCCATTCCCGATTTATGTAAACATAGTGTTTTTGAAATTCATTTTCAGCCACTTGGACAGTTATAGCTAATTCGCCGCTTGAATTATTTGACAGTGAAAACTGACCTATCATCTCGAATATCGGCTCGTCCGTCCTAGCATTTATAACGGTTAATCGTCTCATGACGTTAAAATTGTCAGCCTCTTTCGATATGTTGTAAGAAACCCTTGAAGCTTGCCTGCAACCTGTAAGACTTATTATTAACAATACTATTGCTAAAAGTAAAAATTTGCTTTTTCTATTGATTTTTCTATTCATCTTTTCCCCCTCCTAGTTTTTATCTTTAAACCACTCTTTAAATTCTTTCGCGCACTTATGACACAGGTGCTTGTCAAGTATTTCCAAATCCCAATTACTGTTACGGTAATTATCCGTATATTTAATCGCCATGCCTCTTTCGCCACTGTTTTTTGCACCTTCTACCGTCCTACCGCATCTATCACAGGTTATATAATTTACAACTGCCATTTAATCAGCCTCCACAGTTAGTATCTTTTTTTCAATTCTTTCTGTTGCTATCGCCATAAAATTCTTAACATCTGTTGGCAATGCGCTATAATCATTTTCCGCTTTTCGCTTCGCTCTATATGACCGCATAAAATTGCTCCCTACAACAGTTTCAACTTTGCTTGCCTCCACCTGCGACCAATCTCGCAATGTTTCGTGGCATCCAATAGCTTTTTGTATCACAATAGGCAGTTTGTTAAATTCATTTTGGCTGTTATAATACCCATTGCGCAAAGCCTTTTTAACCAATCCCCACGCCTCAACTTCCCCCAGTTCTTGAGGTGTTGTAACCAGTCGTATCTTGTCAATGACCTCTGCCACCGTTGGCGCAAACTTTTCTGTGGCAATCAATGCTTTAACCGCTGTAGCCACCGTTTCGTATTGATAATTTTTAAGCATCGTATCCCAAAGGGCAACAACTTGTCTTGCCTCTTTTTCCGATATATCTTGATAATATCGGGGATATGCAGCCTTTAGCACTGCCATGATTTTAGCTGTCTCTTTGTCTGTCAAAGCAACTCATCCCCTTCTGTGGCAATATTAGCAAAAACATTTCCTGCAGCACCAAAGGATTTTTTGTGAGCTGACGCACCTATCTCTGCATCTTGTTTTTCCCACGTCCTTACACATGCTCGCCAATCTTTCATTTTGTTTTTACCGACCATCCAACCTTTCGAGGTGTAAAAATCAATAAACCTATCCACATCAACCTTGTTGCCCCTCTCTGCACAATACATGCGCACCTCGTTTGCAGTGGGTGGGTGGAAAGCTTGCTTTCTTGTATGCCCCTTCGGGGCATCTTCTTTTATCTTTTCATTCTCATTCTCATTTACATTAACATTATCATTATCATTAACATTATCATTAACATTATCATTAAGGTTATGGTCAGGTTCTTTTAGGTTTAACCCAACACTAACCCCTAGGTTATGGTTAGGTTTTTTTAGGTTTTTATTAGGTTCTTTATCTTCTTTTGGCCTGCCACCCTTTTTACCATTTTCAACACTTGTGTCATATCGTTTTACTGCATTGTCAATCACTGGTTTTGCCATTGAAAATATTGCCCTTGGTAAGCCCTTTATGCTAGGTTCATCTTCACTATTTAGCCCATATTTTACAATCAACATAAAACAATCTAGCTTGTCTTTATCGTCTGGAATTTCTTGTATAGCTTCCCAAAACGATTTAAAAAACACAAAACTTTCTCTTACCACATTCTCACCTCTATTTTTTCTAACTTTGTCTAGCAAGCACTATTTAACAATTCCGCTATAATTCTTCCTGTGCTATTTTTATGGCAAAAAATAAAATCTATATTGTGCTTACGCTTGTAACTCAACAGATACATATAAAGCGTTGTGCCTAATAGTTTGGTATACGGCGTTCCGTCTTTTTTGCATCCACTTTTCCATTTCTGCACATCTTCAAGGCAATTCAGTTTTTCCTCGACCAAGATATACATTTTGCCGCCTATGACATCTAGCCGTTTCAATTCGTTTCGAAAACGTTTTTCATCGTCATTTTTGACTGAAATATCTTCTGAAATATTCATAGCTAATTCTTGTATATTTTTCTTTCGGTCGATTAAAATTAGTCCATTATCCGCCCTTTGGTAATCTCCTATGTATAACTTTGTCCTATCATATGGTATTTTGTTTCTTTTAAAATAATCCAAAATATGACCTATTTTATCTAACTTATCACGGGTATCAATCAGTATCATCTTAATCACCTCAGAAAGGCAGGTCTTCGTCGTTCGGTTCTTCTTCACTTACGTAAAAGCTTTGATTTTCTGCGGTTTCAAATGTATTTGGGCTAGAGTTATTCTCGCCTTTTCTTAGCAGTTCAAAGTCAAATTTATCAATTCTAATCTCCCATTTATCACGGTTTTCACCTTCTTTGTTCTTGTACCTATTGTTCTGCATTTCGCCTTGAATAGTTATGCCATCACCTTTTTTAAAATACTTTTCAAAGACTTCAGCCTGTTTTCCGAATGAAACACAGTTGAAAAAATCCGTTACTTTTTCGCCGTTTTTATCCTTAAAATTTCTGTCTACAGCTACAGCAAATTTAGCTATTGCTATTGGCTTATCATTGTTTGTATATACCATTTCTATATCTCTTGTTATTCTCCCGTGTATAATTATGCTGTTCATATCATCACTCCATATCATAGATTAAGTCGCACATATCAATTAATCTTGTTAATTTTTTAGTACTTTTGCAGTAGTCGCAATGCTCGCACCTTATAGGTTCTATCAATCCTTTTTTAATGTCTGCATAACGCGTAACCATGCCTTTAAAATAGTTTAATCTTTCTGTTAAAAATTCCTGTGGGATTTCAAAAAGTCCTATATCGGGTTCTTTTTCTTTTGTTGCCCCAGCTATAATAAATGGCTTATTATTGCCCTCTATAGCTTGATAAACCGCCCCTTGTAGGTCATAACCCCATGCCTGTATAAATGTCATTCTTTGACCGTCTTTCCACATCGGGGCAAAGTCTTTCATAACTTTTAAATCCACAATTTTATCGTCATGCAAAACATCTATCTTAATTTTAACTGGTACATTTTCTATTTCCCCTGTACAGATAACTTGCTTCCTGCTTGCCATATGTGCCATAAAGAAATCGTCTTTTTCTACTCTTTCTATTATTTCTTCTGCCTGTGCAAAGTTAGATTTAAGTCCACCCTTGATTGTAAAAATTTCTGGATTTTCCTCTTTGAATTGATCCAATGACCCTTCAAAATATGCATCTACATAGCTACCCACCAATAGGGATACACTCTTTTCTCGCACCCAATCTCCTTTAATCTCAGCCAATGCCATGACCTCACAGTTTTCAAAGGCCTTAAATTGCGATACCCCCATATACTCCATTTGTGCCTCAGTGCTAAAATAATTCTCATTGGTCAGCCTCATTTTTATCGCCCTCTTTTTCAGCTTTCTCTTTTCCTGCCGCCTTTGTAGCGCAATCAGAGCACAACTCTTTACCATATTTTGCTTTAGTATGCTGTGCCAATGTCGCAACTGTCATTGTGCTATATGGCTTAATATTGTTACCGCACTCTTGGCATTTAATAATATCTTCTGGTTTTTGTTGCACTGTCGGTTTTGGTGCAAATGGTCTAACCCTTACAGCACTTACAATGTCTCCAAATGCCTTTACATGTGGGTCAATGTATAAAACTATCCTTGCACCTTTCCATTCTTCAACCTTTTTTTTGCCTGTAACCTTTGAAATCGCCTTAGAATTGGTCACATTTAATATTAGTGGTTTACAATTTTCTTTAAAATTAAGAACTGTTTTTTCGGCCCTTCCGTCTTTGTTGATAACTAGGTCGCAAGTTACTAATTCGATTGTTACAACCTTTTCTTCACTATCTTCAAAATCTGCTTCTCCTATATATTTAGGGTCAGAAACTAATTTTTTCCAATGTCCCATTACTTCTTTACCCATTGTTTAATCGCCTCCATGTGTAATCATTTACATTTCTTACGCAACTTTCACAGCCAATTATTTCTTTTTCCACTTCGCTATATCTTAAATCTTGGTGGTCATCCCATTCTTCCCCGCATTTCGGACAAATAAAGGTTTCGTCTGATACATTTGG